TCTGAGACGTTGGGGAACTCTCCGTAGACCTCGACGTGGGCTGCGCTGCTGTCAGGGCCGTATTCGTCGATAATCTGCTGATAAACGGCCTTGTCAGTTCCCTCCACGCTTCGGGCGTCAACAGTCTTTGTTCGCCAGAACTCTCGCTTGGAGTTGAAGCACTCGTAGAAATATCCTGAGTTACGGCGGGGGTTGCTAAAAGCAAGCCAGAACCTGTTAGGAGTATTTTCAGTAAAGAAGCCCGCCGCCACTGACCAGATCGCGTCATCGATACCACTCGCCTCATCGAACACGAGCATGACGCCCGCGAAGTTATGCACGCCCGCGTAGGCGTCCGGGTTCTCTGCCGACCACAGCCGCCCCTCGACGCCCCAGTAGCGCGTGCCCAGCTTCAGATCGCGCTCCACGAGTTCTGCGATCCACTTGGCTGGCAGCACCCGCGTCGCGCTTACCTCGAACCAGTGGCTGTGCAGGGACATGCTGAGCCACTTTGTAATCTCGGCCCATGTGACGCTGCGGAGCTGCGCCTCCGAGTTGGCCGACACGATGGTAGTGCTGCCGATCCGGGTCGTCAGCATCCAGATCACCAGCCAGCTTACAAGGGCCGACTTGCCGATACCGCGCCCTGAACTGGTAGCCATCCTGAACGTGGAGAAATCCAGCTTACCGCCGTTGGCCTTGATGTGGTCTCTCAGCTCTACCAGCACCTCGCGCTGCCATTTACGCGGGCCGCTGTGGCCCTCCAGCGGCGTGCCGGGCTTACCCCACGGGAAGGCCAGCCTCACGAACGTCAGCGGGTCGTCCTTCACCTGCGACGCCCATAACGTCGCCATCAGCTTCTGCTCGTCCGTCGCCGAGAAGATCGGGGTTTGCATCTATGATAAGCCCTTCGATGACGCGCTGCTTTGCCTCTTCCAGCGCCGCCGTAATAGATATGGTCTGGTTGACCTCGACCTGCACGGACTGCGGCGCGGTCCACTTATGCGCGAACTTCAGCATGTCCATCGCCGCTTTGGTGTCGCCGGACCGGGCCGCCGCCATCATCACGTCGGCCAGCTCAGCCTCTCCGTCAGCGCGCCCTTTCGTCTCGGCATACTCCGCTATTGGGTCCAGTTGCACCAGCGCCCGATACTCGTGCGGCGTCAGCCCGGCCGCCAGCGCCATGGAGTCGCCGCGCAGGCCTTTCTTCGCCGCCTCGTAGATGCGCTCCAGCACAGCCTCTGTTGCGGATATCTTGCGCGGCTCGTATGGGAGTGAATGAAACATGGTTTGTTATAGCATGGATTTCCAAAAAATAAAAAATTTCGTGCAGTCCCTGCGTATTTCTTAAAGGAGATCCCAAGGCCCAGGTCCCCCGCCCTGAATGTCTACGGCTTAATGTAAACTGCATATGTCAACGTCTGTCAACGCTCAAGTCATAGCGTTTATGTAAACAAAGATAGTGGTTGGCCCGGCTGATTGCCGGGCCGATTGTTTCACGCGACAGCTCGCTCAATTCGAGCGGCGAGGTCAATCTTTGCGGCGAGGTCAATCTTTGCCGCCAGGTCAATGATCGGTTGCGACTCAGGATTGCATATAACGGCCATGGGGTGCTTTGCGTTATACGCGAGAAGCGAGCGTGCTGCTTTGACCAGCGCCGCCTTGTCACCTTTGCGATAAGCGGTTTTGAGGGATTCAATCTTCTTGTTCATTTGACTGGACCTGTTTGCGTTTTCGATGATTCACCATAACAAAATTTGTGATGAACGCAAGAACTTTTTTCGGCGCGGCGAAACTTTTTTTAGTTTACGTAAACAAACATGGGCAGAGCCATTTATGCTGTTTAGGCGATTCTGTTTCAAGTCGCGTCAGACTTTTTGCGTGAGGGCAAGAGACGCGCGCCCAGGCGACCGGCGCATTAGTCTAGCGTTTTAGTGGTTTATGCTATTAGGCGGTTTAGGCAGGTATGTTTAAGTCGCTATACATTTCTACTGTATGTATACGTATGTAAACATTTATATTTTTAAAACTTATATCCTTAAAAATAGCATAAATAGCATAACGCCCGGACATCACTCGTGTTTCCTCTACCTAATTTACAGCCGAAGGCAACATAGATATCCACCTAGTCAAAAATCTTGTTGCACTCCCTGCGAATCGGCGTATATTGTAAGCATTGAACACAAGAGGACAACATGCCAACCATGCTTGACGCCCTGCAAACCTTCGCCGCCTGTTTCGCCATCGCTGGCGCCATCGTCGCAGCTCTATCGTAACAAAGGAACAAAGCCAATGCTCACATTATCTGAATTCCGAAAAGCGCTTCGCGCCAGGCGTTACGCCGGCGTCATACTGTATGAAGGGCCAAGCGCCATAGACGGCGCGCCTATTGTCGTGATCGCGACGCGCGTTGATAGCGCCAGTAATAACACCAAGACGGGCGCCATGGTTCAGACATTCATAATTCGCGCCGATGTGCATCCGTTCCGCGCCCTGAAATCAGGGCAGGATGAAAGTATCTGCGGCGATTGCCCACAACGGCCGTTTAAGGGCGGCAAGTGTTATGTCGACGTGGCCAAGAGCGTTGCGAGCGTATACGGCGCCTACGAACGGGGCCGTTATGCGCGCCCTGGTATCGATTATGACCCCGCCATCCTGCCCGATCTATTCGCTGGCATGGCGTTTCGCCTGGGGACGTACGGTGACCCGGCCGCCGCGCCGTTTCAGATATGGCGCGCCGCGACGCTTAGAGCCGGCAAGATCACGGGATACAGCCATCAGTGGCGTGACCCACGTTTCCAGGCTTTCTCCCTGTTGTGCATGGCGTCATGCGAGACGGAATCCGATCAATTGCTCGCAAGCGCCTGCGGCTGGCGAACATTTCGCGCCAAGCGCGCCAGCGAGCCGCGCACGATCACTGAAATCGGCTGTCCGGCCGCGAAAGAAAACGGCGCGCGCACTAATTGCGCGGCCTGCGGCTTGTGCGCTGGCAATAGCAGCAAGAGCCCGAAAGATATCGTGATTAATCTGCACGGATTCCGTGTCGGCAAAGCCGCCTGACAGGAAAGGAAAATAAAATGTCTTCTTACAAACCAGAAGTCCAAACCGATGATTCCGGCAAGTGGTACGGGAACGCATTGCGTTTCACTACCTATGACGAAGCGTATAACAACGCGCGCGACTTATCATTTCGCTGGCTTGCCGTGCGCGCCTATCGCGCCACGCAATGTGACGATCCGGCAAATTATAGCTATGTGTCCGGCAATCTTGTCTCTCTGGAAAAGGATTAAAACCATGGTCTTATCAGATACCGCCGCGCAAGCGCTTTACGGCGCTTGCTACAAGAAAGGCCCGCACAAGGGCCGGCTGCTAAAGAACGCGCCTAAAGACCCCAAAGCGCGCGCGGCATGGTACGGCGCGCAAATGGTTTGCAATCCCTATAAGGTTTCGATTGCGTCGCTCATTTTCATGCGCGACGAAGAACGCGCGATTTATCGCGAAGTAGAGGCGCTATTCGACGACATGAAAGCGGCCGGCTGGAAACCTGAAGGCCTGGACCGCGACCGCTATACGCTCGAAATGCTAGGCGCATGGTAGCGCGCCTTATCCTGCCAGAAATCACGCGCCTGAGGCGCGAGATACAGGATGCTTTATGGGACGGCGACGCAGAACGCGCCGCCGCCCTGTCACGCGAGCTCGCGCGGCTCGAATTGTTACGAAGCTATGGGGAGACATGGGATGTGGACCATTAAAACTAAGGGTTTTCGCGCGCAACCATTGGCCGGCCATAGGTGGAGATGTCCCCATTGCGGACTCTCATACTGGGCCAAACAGCCTGTTCCCCACGACCGCGCCGACGGGCGTTCTTGCCGCTTCAGCGGCCAAAAATCGGAAAGAGAGTTGAAACGTGTTGACCATTGAATTGGACAGAGACGTATTCGAGGCGATCCTGCAGCACCTCGAAACGATGGAATCGCCGCCGCCATTACTGGCAACGGCGCGCGATGACTTCCGCAATGTGTATGACAACGAATCGGAACGCTACTGGTTAGACGTATGGGCTGGAAATTAGACTCGTTTCGGCCCGTCCAGGCCGCGACTGATACAGAAGCAG